AAAAAAGAAAAAAGCCAACCTGCTAAACCTTCATCTCATAGAAGGAAACCTCGGTGGCTATTTCATGAATGGTTATTACAAAAAATAACTGGCCTGACGATCGTTTTCTAAGTCGTCAAGTGTGCCAGTTTTTGTCATGTGCCAGACATAGCATGTTCATACAAAACTTTGCCTGCTATCAAGCCGTCGCTTGTAATGCCGCTTACATATTTGTTTAAATTTAACATGTCAGAAGTAGAGTTGATTGTCCATGCTTCAATAGGAATATTTTCTGCTGAAAAGGCATCGCAAATTGCTTGTGTTATGCCATTATTGTAATAGCTTGCACCGTAATAGACTTTGTTTTTAGAAGTTTTTAAGCTGTTGCATATAGCAACATGTGACGCATTCGGAGTAGCCAAAAATCCGAGTCTTGCCTCATCATCATAATCTTTCACATAGCCAAGAAACTCACTAGCAAAGGAAATATATGTCACTTTTCCCCTTAATCCGAAATTGTGAACCATATCTACGATTTGTCGAATTTGAGCCTCTGTATAATTGCCATTTGATTTCAATTCAATGTAAGGGTGCAACATAATCGATTTGCAAAGATCAAGAAATTCTTCAAATGTAGGAATTTTTGTGCCAGCGTATTTTGAACTCTTCCAAGAGCCAAAATCATATTGACGAACCTGAGAATATGTCATATTCGCTAATGTGCCAGAACCATTTGATGTTCTATCTATTGTAGCATCATGTAACAGCATTGGCACACCATCAGAAGTAAATGACACATCCGTTTCTGCATAATTGAAACCTTTCTTTTTGGATAGTATATAGGCTGGCAGTGTATTTTCTGGTGCTTCAGTTGAGTACCCGCGATGATTTACACTAGTTATTGTAGCATCATAATTAATGCCACTATCACTACCTGTTTCATCGATGTTCAAGCCATTTATGTCATATACTGCCATGCGTTACACCTCCCCCTCATATACGCGGAATGCTTTAACCAGCGTATCTGCCAAATTATCAGAATCGCCGCCAATATATACATGAGCATTTGACTTGCTATAATCGTTTAATGCGCCATGTGAATCACCAATTTTAACATAAGAAGACGCGGGCTGATTGATAAGCTTAGCCCAAACATGAGCATAGCCAGTTGAATCTATATAGATTTTCATTGTTTTTCCGTCAAAGAAGTTATAGCTATCAACAGTTGATACTGAATCCCCCATTGCTGCAGTGTCCCACTGGTTTCCAAAATACCACCACCAACCAGGTCGGTAATCACTCATAGCCACAGGTAGTCCAGCAGTGGCTGCCGATGTGTTTGTTCCATTCTCACCGAAACAGAATATTCTTCTATAAGCTTTACTTTCCGAAGATGGCAAACCTATGTGGTCGATATCAATTTCGTAGGTTCTATTTCTTGAATATACGGTTCCAAAATCAATATACTTATTAACAGGCTTGAAACTTAGTCCGTTAGAATCTCTGGTTCCGTTCGTAGTGGCCACTTTCCCAGAAACGATGTCGGTCAATGATTTTGTAAGATCCCAGGCATATAAAATATTACTACTATATACTCTCAAGCCTTTGATCGTGGCGTTTGCCATGGAATCGACACTTGAGCCACCAATGCATACCGTTGCTTTAGATGGGTCATAGTCATTTATTACGCCATGCGATTCTCCAACTTTTGTAAACTTGGATCTTTCCTCAGAAACACCCTTCGCGTATATACTAGCTTTCCCGGTCGGATCAATATATATACGTACAGTTTTATTATTGAAATAACTATAAGAATTAGCAGACGAAATACTTGATCCAGCTGCACTGCTATCCCATGCGCTACCCAAATACCACCACCAACCAGTTCGTACTCCATTGTTTGAAAACAGGAACCCAGAAGTTGATGCACTTGTAGCATTTCCATTTTCGCCAAAACAGAACAACCGTCTATAAAATGCATTCTTTGGAACTGGCACTGATCCAAGAGAACCGACGTCTATCTCATATGCTCTACCTCTTGAATAAATACGATTGAAATTTAGCCACTGGTTTTCGGCATCGAAAGTGACGCCATCACTTCCGTTAGAAGCATTAGTGGATGCAACATAACCATTTACACTATCTGTGAGAGATGACGTCAAATCCCAACTATGAAGTAGCGGACTGGACATATCAAACTCTGCACCTACAGTCACATTAAACGTTGCAGTAGAGCCGCCGTAGTAAACGGTAATAACAGAAGTGCCTTCTGTAAGAGTTCCACTAAGCGTATAATTAAGACTATCGAGAACCTCTTCTGTAGAATCATTAAAATAGGCCACAACTATCAAGTCGTTTCTAAGCAAATCCAGTGAACTATCTTCGTAAATAGGAATCGTTTGATTATAAGTGCATGTTATGCTAGAAACAGCTTTAGCTATTGCTGTGGCAACAAAAGTCGTGCTTTTGTTTGAGTAAGTAACAGTAATGATATTCCTTGTAGATAGCAATGTGCCACTCAATGAATAAGCTCTTGTATACGCCTGCTTTCCATTGTTATAAAGAACTTTAACATTGAGATACTTCCTAAGCGATTCCACAGTATCCGATGTATAGAATTTCTTATCCCCAGGCTTAAAATCAGCCACAATGGAATCTACAGCAGGAGGCTCTAACGCTGCACTAAGAGCATTATAGTATTCTGTTCCCTTGTTGTCGGCCCAAGCGACATGCCTGAAACAATCTAGTATAGCTAATTTTGCTCTATCTGAAATCTCTGCTTCATGCACCTCGTACATTTCTTCAATTGCGACTCGAATATCGTCGGCTTCCTGCGCAGAATCAGCAGCGGCACTTGCACTATCCGATGCATTTTGCGCATATTCATGCACCGATTGACCTAGTGTTGTCAGTTCACCTTTTATTCCAACTACTTCTGTTTTATCTGAATTAACCTGACCAGCTAAAGTAACAACATTGTTCTTTGCGCCAACGGCATCGTCTTTAGCCTGTACAGCTGCGTCCCTTGCAGCAGTAACATCGGCAATTGCATTGTCAGCAGTACGCTGAGCGGCGTTGGCTCTATTAACAGCATCGTTTGCATTGTTCAGAGCCGTAGTAGAATTACTAATTGAATTGTCTGCCAGGGTCTTGGCATTCGTCACGTCCTCATAACACTGCTCAATAGCATCATGAATGGAGCCGCGAACCTCTTCGCCATAAACAGCGGATTTAATCCTGGCCAGTAAAATACTTATAGCAGACAAATATCATCACCTCACGGTTCCGTCGCCCTGAATCATCTGACCGGCCATCTGCTGAGCCTGGTTAACCTGCTGCTGGGTTACCTGGCCTCTTGTCTGCTGCAGATAGTTAAATGTCTGATTCGGATCATTAATAATATTCTGTGGAATATCAGGGAAGCACTGTTTCACAAATGCCGGAGGGTTCTGCATCGCCTGAAGAACAGCGGCCATTCTCTGCGCTGGCGAATTCGGAGCAGGCATCCCCATTCCCATTCCGCCAGAAAGCATCTGCTGAATATAAAGAGGATTAGGCATTCTGGTTACCTCCTCGATTTTGCACAGGTCTACTTCCATTTTGATTTGTTGGGGACTTCTGCTGCATGAGCATTTCTTTCAGCTCACGAATGTCGTTCCGCATTGAGTCGATCTCGGACTGCATCTTCTGATCATGACCAGACATGCCGTCATTTCCACTCATTCCGTTGTTGCCACTCGTTAACATGGCATTAGGCTGCTCTTCCATCTGGTACCGGATCTTCTGAAGAGGATTCGGCATGCCCATCTGGTTCACACTCTTAAGATAGATGACAGTGTCATTCGTATCCCAGAGCGCAACAGGACCTGACTGTCCGTTAAGCTGATACGCCTTGGCACCAATCTCGCCATCAACCCAAATCATTCCGTTATTCTGCATAGTCTGAGGCTGCGACTGCTGAACAGGCATTGGTGTCTGAGAAACTGGTTGGTAATAATTTACAGGTGTCTGCCCAACACCATTAGGCCAATAAGGATTATAGTAACCAGCCATAAATGTCCTCTCCTTTACTTAACTCTCCAAAAGAAACTTGGGATCTCGTTGCCGGAGTCCCAGGTGTCATAATAGTTTCCATCGATTACCGCAACTGCGTGACTACCCGTTCCAATAATGTATGTCCCATGCGGATACATGATGCAGAATCTTTTAATGGTAATACAAGAAGGGCAGGTCTCCGGCAGAAGGAATGGTTCAAATCCCATCTGATAGAGATACCTGCCCCAAACATTGTCGTCGCATGGAACACTGCATTCATCTCGTGACAACTCGCAAAGCTCGTCGTGCACATCGTACCAGCTTTTATTAAGAGTAATCACGAGAGCCCGAATCACGCAGTCAGGAACGTTTTTCCTTTTCGGATTCGGATTGCAGTTGATCCACATTACTCTTCACTCGCGTTTTCTTTTGCCTGTTGTGCGTAACTAATATGATGGATTGGAAGTTTCTTGACCTCAGCCATAAGACGTTCGGCAGTTCCGTTACCGCCCATCTCACGATATGGATTGTACAAATATTTGTTTAGATCTTCATACTCGTCCTGAGTGATCCATCCACGCTCAATATAACCCATGGCAAGAACAATGATCCGGTCATGGCCGAGCCCGAGGATCATCTTAGTCTTTGCGTCTTTCTTCTCATGCCTGGCCTGAAGGTATGCCCAGAATCCTGAGCTTGCAAGAACGGCACAAACAACGGTTACCGCCATCTGCAGAAAAGGGCTCATGGTCATTCCTCCTTCGCATCATCCCACGGTTCAGAATATCCAAGAGCACGTTCACTGTCGCTGATACCGGCAGTAGTAGGATCGACCAGAACGCCGATCAAACCAAGGAAGGTAAGCACCTGCCCAACGATATTCATCACAAAGCTCTCTGTTACGACAGGTACGATATCGAACATTTTGAGCAGGTTAAATATAAAACCGACAATAAGACTGATGAACATTGTCAGCCACGTCTTATTTTTGAACCTGACTTTCCAATTTACTCTCATTTTGATTTTTCTCCTTCTTTGGATCTTTGGAATTACCCATCCATTTTTCCCAGCATTCCTTGCATACCATTCCGCCTTCTGGGATCACTGCTCCGCACACTACACAATGGTCTTCCACGATGATCACCACTTTTCTGGATTTCCTGTGCATCCTGTCCAGCAGTTCCTCGGCTTCGTCACGCTCCATCATGCAGAAGCTCCTTCCACGTCTTAGGACCGACGATGCCGTCAACAACAAGATTGTGCTTGCGCTGGAAGTCCTTTACTGCCCTGAGTGTCTCATAGCCGAACTTTCCATCTACATCGTATTTAGGAAGCTGCTCTCCATTGGCAATGAGGTATTTCTGCAGAGTTTTGACGTCATCGCCTTTATCACCTTTGCGAAGAGTTCTGAACTTGATGGTTGCTGTGACTTTACCAATCTGGCCCATAGCGACATTTGACTCAATCTCTGTGGAATTCGGAATGTGCTCTTCTCCTGGTACAAAGTCGTACTCGACGCCTTTGTACAATCCCCAGTAAGTCCACTTCTTGTTGGAAAGAGGAGTATCCACAACACCTGCAGATGCACCCTTTGCCTCGGTGACCACACCATCCGCAGTGAGTGTTCCAATGTGAGGCTTATCGGTTTCAGATCCTGTGAAGATGGCAGCACCGATTGGAAGTTTTATACCTTTTGTGATCTTCCCTTTATGCCTGAGATTATCACGCCAGATCGAGTTGCTCCCATGATGGATCTTCACGCCCATTTCTCTGAGCTTGCAGCAAGGAAGTCCACTGCAGTCAGCTACTTTACGACCAACCCATTTGTTACCATACTCAGCACTCTTCGCATAGTTAGCATACTTGCCAGGATCCGAATCATACTTCCGTTTCAGCGAGTCCTGTTTTGTCTGAGTCCAGGTTTCTCCAGCAGTACCCCAGATGTAGCCCCATTTCTCAGCTCTTGCCGATTCAATTTTTTCGGCAAACTCTTTAGCATTTGCAGCCGTGGTGAATTCCCCCTTTCAATTGCACAGTTTTGATTCCATTTTGATTTATTTGCCAAGTCTCAGACGGACGGTTGTGTAACGCTTGTCCTGCTGGATTGTGGTGAGTCTGGTGAAGCCGTAAAACTTTTCTGTGGCTAGAATTGTGGTGTAACTAGTGATCTGATTGGTCTTTGTAGAGTCACCGAATGTGGCATACACATCTTCGAACTTAAGTCCTCTGTCAGTAAGCCTAACCCACAGTTCATCGCCGTCATCCGTAGCAACAGCATACCCGTTAAATACGGTTCCATCAGAAAGTTCAATGTGCTGTGTGAATTCCGGCATTGCCCATGGGTCTTTCATAGGCTTGCCGTCTTCATTGAGGCGTTCCTCAGTTGCCATTGTCATCACCATCCTTCTTTGTCAGTTGGTCGATGTGCGCAAGGAGATCGTTCTTTTCCTTCTGAAACTCGAGTTCCCTCTGCTTGAAAGTCGTCTGCACGTCCTCAAGCATCTTCACAATAGTTACGCAGCATACGGATCTGGAAATACCGCTCGTTTCCATAAGCGCGGAAAGCTGCTTCATAATTTTGTCAATCTTGTCGCCTATATCCATAATGGCCTCCTTCATTAAATCGGATACTCGACACTTCCAACAAATGTTAGGTAAATATAGCTAACACTAAGATTTCCGCTTGAGTCAATGTACGCAGATTGCACTACCTGAATATCGTGCTGCCAGCCGTTTGTAATCTGCTCCGAAAGCGAATCCACTTTTTCAGTAAGCGTTCCGACATTGGCATTTGTGACGTTCAGATTATCAACTGTAGCTTTGTTGGCCTGTAGATCGTCGATATAGCCATAAACTGTTTCAAGCTCATTGACTCTAACCGTGTCTGCTTCGAGGTTACTTACTCTCTGGTTCGTAACATTAAGATCCTCAATCGAAGCTTTTGCAGCAACCATCTGATTGGTGACATCAAGATCATTAATAGACGCCTTTGTAGCTATTAGTTCTTCAACTCTGGCTTCGGATGCTACAAGTTCCTTGATCGTGGCCTTTTCTGCAATAAGCTGAGACACAACAAGAAGACGAACATTAAGACTGTCGTAGTCTTGAGTCTTTACATCGTCGCCAACAAGAAAGCCTTTCATAGTACGTTCAACTTCGTTGTTGTCCAAATATGTGACTTTCTTGTTCATCCAGTTACGGAATGTTGATGGATCTACAAAACCAGTTTTGATGTTTCCTTCGCCTTCAGTGCCATCGCCATCCACGTCTACAGTGTCATGAGAACGACTTGTTTTATTTGTAGCCGTGAGCTTTGAGTTTCTGCCATCAAGATTTAATGCACCTTTTGCATACATTGGAACATACTTCTCGATGCCACCATCGATCATGGTTTTAACTTGAGAGAGATAATCAACCTCATCGGAATCTGCACCTAATTGCATAGTGGTTCCGACGTATTTACCGGTGGCACCTTCGATTTTTGCCCAGGTCTCTTCTTTGAAATCCTCAAGCTGTTCTTTATTTCTTGAAACCTTGGACAATGAGAGTTCGCCATACTTGTCAGTATTAGCATTGGTGTCATGTTGAGCTAGTGCAACACGAAGAGCATTGGCTGCTGGGTTTTTCAAGAAGAAACTTTCTCCATTTTTGTACTTCTCAAGCACATTCTCGATATCCCAATCAGCGACGTCATTAAGCGTCAGGAAGCCCTGGTTGACATCGAGTATTACACTAGCCTGGGTAGCGTATGTATCGGCTTCCATCTTGCCAACGACTTCATTTGCATATGGAGCAAATACTGACTTCTGAAAGTTCTCATTCAACTTTTTGTTAAAACCCGTCATTGTGCCATTATGGGCATCAAAGTACATTGTCATAACTCTGCGCCGAGATTCAGTTGTTTTCTTTGAATGAACTTCAGTTTTATCAACGTCATATGCCTGATCAAGAAGTAAAGCGTCGGCTCTTAGAATACGTTTCTCAGCAGCTTCGTCACCATACTTTTCCTTGTACGCTTGGTATTCAGCATTTGTCTCAGATGCTTTAAGCGTGTACAGTTCGAAGAAATGATCGACCCTGTCCTCAAGGTCATCCAATTTTGGCGTTGTAGGTGGTGTAATTTTTGGGCTAGTTCCGCCAGTCGTTACAGCAGGTGTTTCTGTTGTCTTCTGCTCAGTCTGTTTGGACATGCTTTCGCCGTAGGTCTTGTTCATGTCATTCTGCGGAACACCGATCGTATAGCTATTCTTATCCGGATTGTGAATATCATAATCAGCTCTAGTGATCGTAAGCGTCTTATGAATCAAAGCCCCGCTTCCACCAGGGTACTTAACTGTGCAACGATCACCAACCAGGAGCGGCTGATTAGCGTCTCCTGTTATCCTGAGGTCGATTGCTGAGGCAGTAAATGTCGACTGGCCACCATGGTAATTATTCTTTACCCAATCCCATGCATAAGATTCCAGTTTGTCAACTGTATCGGCATTCGGAAAACTAACGGTTTTGTAAATGCTGCCATAGTCACTAATGGCGTTTGCATAATCTCCATAAGAATGGTAACCGTCGTTTAACTCTGAGTCAGAATATCTGTAAATGATGTCAGGAACTTTAATATAAGGTGGATTCAAATATACAGTGCTCTCAACGGAACTTTCCTGGGAAGTATTTTTGCCAACTGGCAATACGACAGTAAATATATTCTCAACATCTTCACTGCTGCTGAGACTTATGACGTTTTTAGTCACTTCGATTACTCGGTCGTCAACTGTGTCATTGAAGTAAGCGTCAAGCCAATCCAAATACACATCGCCGTTGTAATACCTAGCTCTCAAAAACCCACCATAAGCTCCAGTGAGAGAGTTGAATGCACTTGCTGTATCAGTCCAACCATTCGAACCATACTTAATATCATCATCTGTTTGGACTTCCTGTGCAGTGTCAACATAGCTATAGCTACCAGGCAAATTACCACGCTTAAATTGCTTATTTGGGAACGTACCTGCCATCTGTGAATTGTGGTTGTTCAGTAGCTTGTCAATATAAGCACTGCAGTTGGTTCTCTCACGTTTCTCTTCGGCTTCGCCTTTAATTACGCTGTCGATGAGGAACGCCAAATATCCTTCGCAATGAATTGTCTTCTTGCTTGAGATGTGATCAATATCGATTGTAAGAACTCTGCCATAGAAGATGGTGTATCCGTAATACTCAACTCGCATCATGGTTTTCATTGGATGCCAGCTGTTGTAAAGCGGATGACCGTAATACAATGAGAATTCAAACGTTCCGGCCTTCCCCATTTCACCTTTAACTTTGGGGTCAACCAGAATGTATTCGTTATTCCGTTCAAAAGGAACGCTGTAGACAAGAGACTCATCGTCAGTGTATGAGCCGTTTGCCATGGTGTAATGTTTGATGTAGATACTATAGATCGGATTAGCCATTTACAGCCGAGCCTCCTCTCGACCAACACCATCTGTCCGGTCCGTTTCAAAGTTGAACGGATCCCAAAGCCACTGATCGTTAGGCAGAAGTACAGAATGGCTGTATGGATCCAGCACATAGTTAATCGTTACTTTGTTGTTTGCCTGTTCGGCTTTGTAATCGCTTATTGCTACTCGTCCGGTCCAATACTGCATTGGAACGTCTTCGAGAACAACTTTAAACTCCTGTCCATGAAGTTTTTCATAAATATCGCGTCTTGTTGTTTCCCAGTGCTCCCACCCGTTGTCAATAATGAACTCCCAGCTTCCGCTTCTAGCCCCAAAAACAATACCCCCGGTCAGGTAGGTGCTCATATCAATAGCTCCATCCCTGCCGGGGATTTCGATGTAATTAGTTTTTGGAGAGGGTCCAGCGACAACGGGTTTGCTCGTGGGAATCAGATGCCAGGTGGTCCAGGTATTGTAGCCTTGCAAATATCCTGTTCTTTTACCGCTGGGCACCCTAGTTCCTTTGCTGAAGGTCAGGCTATGTGCACCTTCGTAATACGCTTCGCCTGGCATCTTCATCCCTCCTTGTTAATTGTTTCTGCTGGCATAGAACATGCTCCGGCCAAGATTGCGGTCAACGCCATCGGAAACACCTCCGGCAACGACATCGCCATCCATAACCAGCTTCATCTTAGCGATCTTTTCTCCGAGAGTATCGATTCGCTCA